ACCTGGCCAAGCCAACGCCCCTGCTCGGCCACCAGAAAATCACTCAGCCGGCGAGACGCGTCTCACAGACGCCAGAGAAGGTTGGAATCCGGTTGCCACCGCTGCTCCAGTCGGTTTCCCAACCTTACATTTCCCTGTCCCGAGTAGCGCCGTGAACCGCAGGTTTCCTGGGGTTTTGCCGCCACGGCTTGAGGGTTGGAGAACGCAACGACCCCGAAAATCGCTCTCCGGAGGAGCGAAAGTCTCCGAAGCTTGGGGGTGGGGTGATTTGCCCAACAAGCTATAAATAACTGAATTTATGCATTTTCCTCACGGCCTGGGTTGCCTCTTTTCGACATTTCGACCGCCTAGCAATGGACGACAAGAACCAGCTCTGCCAACGTCGAAGACGATACGCCGTATGCCCCGGACCGACGCAAACTGCTGAATGTCCGCGAAGCGCGGCGCGATCAGCACGAGGGTCGTCGAGGTCGCCGACGTTTGGCCGCGCGGAACTGGGTTTTGGACCAGTATCTCGCCGTCAGCGTTAGAACAGGGCGAGGGATCCTGTAGCGGTCCGCTGAAAGAGGGGCAGCGACACCATGCCGGTTTTCCGCCTCATTCTGCTCCCGGCGTCGGACGGCGATTGCTTACTCCTCAGCTGGGGCGACGACGGTCCTCTGCACCACATGCTGGTGGACGGTGGCCGGAGCGGGGCCTACCCAGCTCTCTTCGAACTGTTGGAAGGCATCGTGAGGAGGAAAGAGAGACTCGACCTCTGCGTCCTAACCCACATCGACGGCGATCACATCGGCGGGGCGCTTTCCTACTTGAAGGACCGGCAACGACCGATTGCCCCGGACTGCGTCTGGTTCAACGGCTATCGCCAGATCAAGGGCCGTGGACTGCGGAGCATGAAGCAGGGCGACGAATATTCGCAGCTCCTGGACCAGCTTCGATGGCCGCTCAACGTTCAGTTCGAGTCAGGCGTCGTCTCGATCGAAACCGCGCCCGGCGAGATCGACGTTGCAGGGCTCAAGATCCAGATCGTCTCCCCGACCGCCGCTTGCCTTCACGCGCTTGGCGAGGACTGGGAGAAGTGGCGCGCTCAAGGGCAGGAGAAGGAGCCGACTGCGGAAGATATGCGCAGCCGTGTTCGGGCAAAACCGCCTATACCCGATCCGCTCGTCATCGAGGACATGATCGCCGACGGGGCTGTCGATACGGAACTGCCCAACGGCTCGAGCATTGCTTTTGTGGCAGAATGGAAAGGCGTGAGGGTGTTGCTCACCGGCGACGCCCATCCCGATGTGCTGATCGGCGCACTCGCACCCTTTGCAACTCTCGAGGGCGGGCGGCTCCGCGTTGATCTGCTAAAAGCGTCGCACCACGGCAGCACAAAGAACACCTCGCGCGAGCTCGTCGAGCTGCTCGATTGCCGAAGATTGGCGATCTCCACCAATGGCAGTATCCACGGGCATCCGGATCCGAATTCAATCGCCAGGTTCATCCATTTCGGCGTTCCGGGCAGGAAGGTCGTCTACTTTAACTACGAGACTCCTCGGACCCTTCCCTGGGGTTCGCGCGAGATGCAGGAAAGGTATGACTACGTCGCGCGCTATCCCGAAGCGGGTCAGGCCGGCATGCTGGAGATTGACCTCCTCTCGTCGGCGGACGCGCCAGAGGTTAGCGTAATCCCGGGCACAGGTCGCGGTGACGCCGCCGAGTGAGCAGACAGGGCCGCTCCGAAGGGAACCGGAGGACGCGTGGACTATAGCTGGACGACCATGCTGGAGCTCCGGTCCAAGCTGATCGGGATGCTCGAGGCCGAGCACGCGGGCCTCGTCACCGATCTGCGCGTGGCGTCAGAAGGCGATACCATTGTCCTCAGGGGTGAGGTCGCGAGTGAGGGGTGCCGGGGCGACGCCAAGCGCTTTGCCCTAGCCTTCGACGGCGTCTTCAAGGTGCGCAACGAGCTGGTCGTAGCCGCGTTCTTGGAGGCGGCCAGTGATCCTGACTTAGAAGATTTCTTTGAGGCCGGGCGACCGGTCAGAGGCTCCGCCCGTGATGAAGATTTCACCACGGAGCGCGCCGACCGCGACCCCTCGGCCTCACGGTCCAACCGTCGAAGCGCGTCCGACGAGCCGATGGCTGCGGATCCCGTCGAGGTCACGCGCCACCCGGTGATCGAGGCGAGGGGCCACCTCCGTCCGAAGGAGTGGGTCGGCCTTATCGTCGACCTTTGTCAAAATGCGCACCCGGGCTCAGCGCCCGTCTCGCTTGGCAAATTCCCGGCTGACTGGGCCAGGATCGAGATAGCGGTCCAGGTGATCGCCCCATGGGCGAGCGAGATGATCACCGAGACCGCGTTCGCGGCGATCATGGCGGACGGCACTTCGGAACCTGCACGCTTCCGGTGCCTAGTTTCGTCGGAGTATCTGGAGGGATCGCCAGCCCAGGTCCACGCGGTCTTCCTGCATGGCACCCGTATCTGCGGGCACATTGCACGTGACCTCGCCGCGGTGCCTGCTGAGGTGCAGCCTGAGCCCGCCGTACCGACGTTGGCCACCCCGCCTCGCGCCAGCTCCGAATTCACGGTCATGCCGGACGTCAACGGTCCTGACGTCTCCATTTCGATCCTCAGGAGCGGGGAGAGGGTTCAGAACTGGATCTGGAAAGCCTTCGTGCCAGGCGGCATCGTCGAGGGTACCGGAGGGGTAGACCTCGGCGGGGAAGGCAGGGAGTTCGCCGACGGCCTGCTGAATTCCTGCCCGGGCCTTCCGCCCGCCCGTTTCCAGCGAACCTTGGACGGCATCGGGGAGCGTCTCTGGGACGTCGCGCCCGCCGAGTTCCGCGCTGCCTACCTCAACTGGCGGACGAGGATCGGAACCGCATTTGCAATTCAGTTCGTCACCGACGACCCTTACGTCCCTTGGGAGATGATGAAGCCGCGCATCGCGGGCGCCCGGCACCTCTTCCTCGAACACCCGGTGGCGCGGTGGCCGCTTTCACGTGCGGCTCGCCGGCGCGGCCGCTTACAGGGAGGGGACCTGCTCTCCTTCGTGCCAAGGTATGAGAAGCACAAGGCCCTGGCGTTCGCGATCGCGGAGGGCGAGTGGATCTGCGCAGAGCTCGGCGGTCGTGCCATGTCCGCCAAGACGGACACGTTCCTCGACGTCCTCGACGGGAAGCATCCCACCCATGTGGGCATACTGCATTTCGCAGGGCACGGGCGGGAGCACAGCGGCGTCAGCGAAGGCGGAATCGAGATGGAGGACGGCTTTGTGAGCGTCGCTGACGTCCATCAGGACAGGGTAGTGCTCGGTACGCAGCAGGGAACGCTGATCGTGCTGAATGCCTGTGAGACGTCCGCCGGCGCACGCCTCCTCGGGATGAACGTTGGGTGGGGCGCCGCCATCGCCGACCGAGAGTTTGGCGGCCTGATCGCGCCGCTCTGGGCAGTGCAGGACGAGGCGGCGCTTTCCATGATGCAGAAGGCGCTGCCCTGCCTCCTCGACGGCACGCAGACGTTGGGCGAGGCGATGACGGGAGCGCGCTCGGCGAACAGTGGCGCCTCGGTTGCAGCCTACGCCTATCTCGCCCACGGGGACGTGATGGCAAGGTACGCCCCTAAACGCTGATCAGGCTCGGCACATCGACCAAGAGGTGGGCGGGAACGGCGTTCCGCACCTCCGCCACAAGGTCGTTCTCCGTATCTGGCGTTCGGATCGACACGATCAGGCTGAAGCGGACCGGAACGTCCTGGGGTTCGATTTGCGAGCTCACAGCCCACCAGCCACGGACCGGGGTCACGTTGATCAGCCGGCGCCCAACGAGCTGGTAGGCAGGACCGCGCCAGACATCGTGATGGAGGGTGCCTCCTCGCACACGCTTCCTCCATCCCAGAAGCCAGCCATTGTCGTCGGTGTCCGAGTCGCGGGTGGTCACAGCCCTATTCACTCGCCGCAGGGCGCTGGACTCGCTCTCCTCAAAGCGCTGCAGGTCGAACTTCAGCCCATGCGAGTGGTAGAATTGCCTGCGTGCGAGACTTGCGCTGTGGAGGTCCGGTTGGATGAAGTAGGACAGCGTGCAGCGGAGCTCGACCTCCTTTGAGCCGAGGGCGCGCAGGCCCTCGTCCGGCCATGGCAGACGGAACTCCTTCATCTCCTTCAACGTAACGCCCTTGCCCTCATCCTGCTTGTAGGGCCGAAGTTCATCCTCTGCGACGAGCGTGAGGGCGTTGCTCGCGCTCCAAAAGACGCGCTCCTCGTCCGGCACGCCCCAGCCAAAGCAGTCGAGTGTTTCGAGGGTCGCGTTTAGCTCCGGTGTACCAGAGCTGATCATCGCTTGGCGTCGAGCCAGCATTACCGGGGTCCAGTCGGCGTTGTGGACCAGTAGTCCCCGGACGGTCTCGGCGCGCATGGCTGGATAACGCGCCATCACTCTGGCCGCGAGGCGGGCCGCGGCAGCGCAGGCTGCGGACGTGTCGCCGGTCAGCGTAATGCTGTTCGGCTTGTTCGAGGTCGTCGCTATCATGTCGGGTCCATGAGGACGCGACGTCCGACCGCCTGGGTCCCGCCCGTGGTTCCCGCCCTCCATCAAAATGTCCGGCTTGTGAGCGCGGCCGTCCCATGCCTGCGCCGTCCTCGAGCGGGGCGAAAGACCCCCGGTATCCGCGACCGGTGCGGGTCCCGAGCATTTGGTCGTCAGTGCGCCGACGGACAGAACGTTCAGCGCCTGGGCGGGCGACTGGATGCCGTGATCTCGATTGAGGTTGGCGTAGGATGACACTTGGTACGGCTGGCCCGGGCCCGTGGTGACGTTTCCCACTGCTACGCAGAACAGCCGGGTCTTTATGCCATTGTTGAAGGCCAGCGCGTCCAGCGTTCCCGACGTGGCACCCGGCCGGCCGTCCTCCGGCTCACCGACGGCGGTAGCGGCTAGGCAGTATACGCGCGTGTGCGCCTCATCCTGTTCGGCCCGCACGACTCCGCGCGAGATCGCATCACGGGCCGGGATGCGGACGGTGCTGGCGGGATTGAAGACCACTATGGATTCCAGCCCGATCTCAAGAGGAATGCGGCCGGTTCCCGATGCGATCGTGCCGAGGTCGCCGTAGAGCGCTACGCCGGCCATTCTCGAACCGTGTCCATCGTCGTCAAAGGGATCCCACGCGGAGATCACTGTCCTGCAGCGACTTTTGGGAAGTGCCGGGGCGATCAGCGCGCTTGCTGGATTGACGCCTGTGTCCAGCAAGCTGACCCACGGCGCGGCCGCGGGCGGCGCGACCACCCGCTTCGCAATACTGAGGATCTGCGCCAGCTTGGCGGTTGGCGGCAAGTCCGCGTGCTCGGCGATGAAGTTTGAGGCGGCTCTAAGCTCCACCACGGCCGCGCTGCGCAAGACGAGCTTCTCAAGGGTCTGCTTGGTCGTCGAACCGTTGTAGACTAAAATGTCAACGAACTCGCTCGCCTCGCCAGTGATATGAATGTCCAACTGCTCGACGGCGGCTTCGAAAGCCAGCCTCATCGAGCTCCTGACCCAAATCTCCCACTCGACCACTCCCTTTTCTCGCGGGAAGCTGTCCGGTTCGTCGGTCCACAGGTCCTCGATCTTTGCAATGCGAAAGGACTCGGCACTCTCGAACAGCCAGAAATTCTGCGGCCGCCGCTCGTCCTCGGGCTCCTCCCAGCTCTCGTAGCCAAGCAGCGACTTCTCAAGCGACTCTATGGCGCTGCTGCTGAGGTAATAGACTGCGCGGTCCTGCCGGCGACCGTTACTGACGCCTTCGCGCCTCTGGACGTTGAGGAGCTGCATCATATTACTATTCGCGCGCCGGGAATCGCCAACTACGAGTTGCTCGGCCTCGCGTGCAGTGACCGTGACTGTGACCCCACGGCTTTTCTTGGGCACGCCGACTAAGGCTTGGGCTTCGCTAGCCGCCTTGGCCTCGCCAGCAAGTCGGACAAGATCACCCCGGAGCCGCCCTGCGTGTCTTCCTCGATCGCCAACGGCACTGGGCCGCTCGATGCTTCCACCGCCGTAAGGTTCGAAGTTGTCGGAGGCCTTGCCAAGCCCTCGAACAATTACATGTCGATGCTGCACCATAACCACTGCTTAACATTGGATAAACCCGAGTGCCAGACGGTGGCCCTACTTCGGTTGTATCCTTTCACGCACAGCCCGCAGCAATATCTTCCCGGTCAGTTGGCCCTCTTCCTCGAGGACCGCGTCGCGCGCTGCGTCGTCCGCGGCCGCAACCAGGTCGGCCTGGCTCAGCCCGTTAGCAGCATCGGAAACCTCGTGCCACGAGACCCGCGAGAGGTCGAACTGCGGAAGCCGCCGCTCCAGGATGCGCCGAACGTGGTCCGGGGGTGGCAGATCGTACTCGATGGTTGCCTCGAAGCGGCGGAAGATCGCCCTGTCAAGAAGCTCCCGGTGGTTTGTGGCGGCTAGGATCAGGCTACCGGAGGCGTCCTCGTCCAGGAACTGCAAGAAGGAGTTGAGCATGCGGCGAGCTTCGCCGATGTCGTTCTCCGCCCCCCGCCGCGTTGCCAGCGCATCGACCTCGTCAAAAAAGTATACGCCGCGCGCGCCCTGCATCGCGTCGAAGACGAGTCGTAGCTTCGCTGCCGTCTCGCCCATGTATTTGGTGATCACGCCGTCGAGTAGGACCGTGAACAGAGGCAGGCCGAGTTCACCTGCAATCGCTGCAGCAGTCATACTCTTGCCGGTTCCCGGTGGTCCCGACAACAAGACCTTTCGTCGCGGATGCAACCCCCGCTCCGCCAGGACCCCGCGCTCTCGGTGCTCGCGGACGATCCTGCGCAGTCTCCGTTCTACTTCGTCGGAAAGCACCACGTCCGAAAGGCGCGTTTCAGGATAGGTAGCCCGGACCAGCGACGCGAGTTCGCCACGCGGCATGGCTATCAAAGTCGGCTTCGAAGCAACCCGCCGTTCGCCGGCCTCCTCGCGCAGGGAACCGACGAGGGTGCGGATCTCGTCGGCCATCCGACGATGCCCAGCCTTTTGTGCATCCGACGCAATGTGATCGGCGATGGCCAGGAAGCGTTCTTCGTCGCCCGCTGCATGGCTTCGGATCATTGCAATCAGCTGTTTGCTGCTGGCCATCGGGCATACCTATTGGTTCCAGAGGGACAGGTCGAGGGCTTACGGGATCGAAGCCTTGATTTCCTGCCCCAGGGGTTCACCGAACACCGGTATCCTATTGATTTTTAGAGTAATTCACTTGCTGTCTGCGCCTCCATGTTAACCTCCCTCGACGCGGCTGCTCAGTTTGCAAAGCGTGGCGGCGGTAAAAATTGCGCGGATTTGGTGAAGGCACCGAGCAGCACCAGGACCAGCACCACGGGATAAAGCGGATCCGCGCGCAGGATGTCGCCGGCGGCCAGCACGTCGGTCAGCTCATAGCTGCCGACGATTCGGCCGAGCAGCAGCACGCCGGCCAGAAGGGCGAGGCCACCACCCCTGGTCACCGCCAGCGCCATGCGCGGGGCGATCCGCGCCTCGTCTGCCCGATTGGCCTGCTTCACCTTCGACATCCGGCCGCCGATCAGTGACCATGAGTAGGGGTCGTTGCTCACGTTGCGACCTAGGAAGCCAGTGTCAGAGCGCGTGACGCTCCCGCTGCTCAGACCAGTTCCGGGGAAACGCCTGTAGCAGCCGGGGCAGGGTCAATTCAGCGGCGCGGCCATCCAGAAGCGCCTGCACGATCTCCGGCGCCAGGAGGGTCAGCCGCAGCAGGCTGCCTAGGTACCCCCTCTCGATTCGCTCCGCCGCAGCCATCTCGGTGATCGAGGCGTATCGCCCCTCGTCCAACAGCTTCTGGTATCGGAACGCCCGTGCCAGCGCCTTCACCAGCGCCGGGTCCGCCCTCGTGGTGACCGGCGCCACGCCATCGGTCATTGGCGTCACGACGATCTTCCGGCCCGGCCGGTGTCGGATGGCCAGCGGCACCCGGACCGTGATGCTGGTCGCGGTCGTCATGCTGCGTTCCTCAATACGCTGGGCGAGATGGCGGTAAGATCGCGCACGAGGCCGCCGAGCCCGTCCAGCCGCAGCCGAATGTCCGCGCCGGCCGGACCCACCACCACCCGCTCCACCAGCGACCGCACAATCCGCGCCTGCTCCGCCGGAAACAGGTGCTCCCACAGCGGGTCGAGGCGATGCAGCGCGTCCTGGGTCTCGCCCTCTGTCAGGTCCGGCGCCTCTTTGCGCGCCGCCCGCCAGGTGCCGACCACGATCTCCGGCTGCCGCAGCAGAGCCCGCACCTGGTCCACCACCGCCGCCTCGATCTCCGCTGCCGATACCCGGCGCACGATGCTGGCGTCGCCGGTGGCGTCCCCCTTCAACACGCGCTGCGCCACGTAGTAGCGGTAGAGCCGACCATTCTTCCTGGCATGCGTCGGCGACAGCGCACGGCCATCCACCCCGAAGATCAACCCTTTCAGCAGCGCCGGCGTCTGCGCCCGGTTCTGGTTGGCGCGCACACGCGGGCTGATCTGCAGCACGGCATGCGCCCGATCCCAGAGCTCCCGCGGTACGATCCCCTGGTGCTCACCGGGATAGATCTGCCCCTTGTGCGCGGCCTCGCCGACATAGGTGCGGTTGTTCAGCAGCTTGTAGACGTCGCCCTTGTCCAGCGGTCGTCCCGCCTTGCTGGTGGCGCCCTCCGCCCGAAGGCGGGCCACCGTCTCGCTGCCAGATCCCGTCTCAGCGAAAATCTCGAACACGCGTCGCACCCGCGGTGCTTCATCCTCATTCAAGGTCAGCTTGCGCGCCACCACGTCGTAGCCGAGCGGTACCTTGCCCCCCATCCACATGCCGCGGGCGCGGGACGCCGCGAATTTGTCGCGGATTCTCTCGCCAATTACCTCTCTTTCGAACTGCGCGAAGCTGAGCAGGATGTTCAGCGTCAGCCGGCCCATGCTGGTGGTCGTGTTGAAGGACTGCGTGACGGACACGAAGGTGACGCCATGCGCGTCCATCACCTCCACCAGCTTGGCGAAATCCATCAGCGAGCGGCTGAGCCTGTCGATCTTGTAGACCACGATGATGTCAACCAGGTCCGCCTGAATGTCGCGCAGCAGGCGCTGCAATGCCGGTCGCTCCAGCGTGCCGCCGGAAAAGCCGCCATCATCGTAGCGGTCGCGGACCAGCACCCACCCCTCGGCGCGCTGGCTGGTGATATAGGCCTCGCAGGCGTCGCGCTGCGCGTCGAGGGTGTTGAACTCCTTCTCGAGCCCTTCGTCGGTGGATTTGCGCGTGTAGACCGCGCAGCGCAGCTTCTTCGTGGTGGCCGGCATCGCCGGCTCAATGCGGGCGCGCCGGGTCATGCGTCACCCCGCGCGCGCAGCCCGAAGAACGTCCAACCGTTCCAGCGCGTGCCGGTGATGTGGCGCGCAATGGCCGAGAGCGACTGATAGGGCCGCCCCTCGAACTCGAAGTCATTCATGCGCACGGTGACCACGTGCTGCACGCCCTGCCATTCCCGGATGAGGCGCGTGCCGGCCAGAGGGCGGCTGTCGGCGCGGATGCGGCGCAGGACGACGTTGCCACCATCGAGTTGCTCGCCCAGCGCCACCAGCCGATCGACCGTCTCGGGCTTCAGCCCGCCATAGGCCAATTCCTGGATGCGATAGGCCAGCCGGCTCTGGATGTAGGCGCGGTTCCAGGGCGGCGGCTCCTTGCCGAACAGTTCGCGCCACTGCTGCTTCAGCGTAGCGGTCGGCGCCGCCTGCAGTGCGGCGAGGCGGCTCAGCACCTGCGTTGGCGGGATCTTCGGGATGGTGGGCGCCGGCGCGGGCGCGGCGGATGATCGTCTGGTCATGCGAGTCCCTTCCTGTTGGGGTTCGCATGCAGGCGCTGGTGGGCGGTGGAGTGTAGGCGAACCTCTCTGGCCCCTCGAGCTATCTCGGCCTCACGCGCATCATCCTCGGCAGCGCGGCTGCGCAGCCGCACCAAGCCCGCGGCCAGAATGCTGCAAACCTCGCGAAGGTGCGGCGGGAGGTGGCCATTGATCGGGTTCGGCAGGGGCATCGGGATCCAGCACGCATTGTCCTGCCTGTTATTTACGGAATCAGGGTGGTGCCGTTCTCACGGCATCATCACGCGATGCGCCTCAATCCTTCGTCCGCGGCTTTGCCTCCGGCCCGAACGTGACCCAGATGTCGCGCAGCCGGCGCTTTAGCGTGCTCTCGTCAGGCACCTTGCCGCCCCTCTCGGCAAACCATGCCTGCATGTGCCGGATCAGCGCCCCGAAGGATTCCGGAACGCCCTCAAAGTAGATGAACCGGCAGGCTTCCAGCCGCGCCGCATCCCAGGCGTGGGTCGGCTGGGAGCCACGTCCACTCGCCTTCATTCCGGGCACGATGTCGTCCATCGCCTGCTCCATCGCCGTGTAGCGCTCGAGCTCCTCGTGGCGCACCCCGACTTCCTCCCGGATCACCGTGTAGCCGCCGTCGTCTTCGCCCGCGCTGATCAAGCGCCTATACCGATCCGGCCCGGCGGCCAGCCAGAATATCGTCTGCGAGCCGTGTCGCAGCACGAACCAGGCGTCGTCTGCCTTGAGATCGACCAGCCCCTGAACATGAAGCTGCCTCTCCGGGGCCGAAGCGGCTTTGCCATCCTGGTCGAACACATTGCGGCCGTCCTCGACGAGGAGGCGAGCCACCGCGGTGCAGAGTTGGATCTTCTGCTCGGAAACCAGCACCGACATGTCGAGCAGCGACAGCACGAGCCGCTCACACACCTCATCGATCTGATAGAAGACCTTCCTCTTCGAGCGCGTCGCCATGGTGCCGCTCCTCAGCCGCTGCGCAGGCTGCGCAGGCGCCGATACGCCAGGACGACGCGCCCCATATCCTTGCGCATGTCTGGCGGCAGGCGCTCCGCCTCGACAAACAGCTCATCAAGCGGAATGCCGAGGATCGCCGCAGCGCGCTGGACCACCTCGTCGCTCGGCGGCTTGTCGAGATTGCGCTCGATCCGCGACCAGTAGCCGGGGGAGATCCCCATACGCTCGGCCAAATCGTTGAGCCCGATCGAGAGCTCCGTGCGCCGGGCGCGCACCACATCGCCGAAAGCCATCACAGACCTCCTGCGACAAGGCCATAGCGCGACAGGCGCACGGCGATGAACCGTTCTGACACGCCGAAGTCGCCGGCCAGCGCGGCCAACACCCCCGTCAGCGCGTCATGCGAGTAGCCGGCCGCGACAATCGGACTAGCCGGCCTGCCCTGGTGAGGACCGCGGCAAAGCCGCAACCCTTCGCCGCGTGCATAGGCCAGCAGCTTTGTGTGCAGCGCCACCGGCGGCGCCAGCAAGGCCCCCATGAACTCGTTGGCGCGCGCCTCGGCGCCGCGACCTTGGCGTTCAAGCGCCCGCGCTGAGCTTGCCACCGCGCGATAGCGCCGCTCTCCCCTGGCCAGCGCTGCCGGTACGTCGAACAGCAGATGGCCAAGCTCATGCGCCGCAGTGCTCAGCGCGAGATCAGGGCGGTTGGCCGTCATCGGACCATTCACCGCGATATAAGCCCAGCCCGGTTCATGCGCGTCGATGTCGCAGAGGCCCAGCACGGCCTGGCCGGCCTCATCGCAGAGCGCGCGGGCGACATCCCATGAGACCGCCAAGCGCTGCCCGTTCACCTCTACCGCACGGCAGGTGTCGATCAGCGGCGAAAGGGTGAGCGCGAGGCTGTCGGCGTCGCGTGGGATCTGGCGGCGAACCTGCGCCGCAACGGCGCGAATGGCGGCGACAGCCACGTCCTGGCGCGGACTGAGTGCTGTGGCGCTGGGGTAGGCGATCGCGATCGACATAGGAACGGGGTCCCTGTGGTGGAGATGAAGGGGAAACGGTGAGTTCCTTGTATGTTCTCACGCCTACAGGTGTCCAGCACTCTCGGCGGCAGGGGGTGCGGTGATCAGGCAATTCCGCACCGCCTGGTCGCTAGGCCTCTGACACGAACAACAAACCATTGATTAAAGCGGGTGCGGTGATCGCGCGCCCACAATTCCGCACCCCTGCGCACCCCCAAACCCTTCCCGCACCCCCGCCGAACCGGCTGATCTTGATGCATCGCAGTCGACCGAGCCGAGGGGATTGAGGGATGAGAGAGAAACAGGCCGTGCAGGGACTTATTCCCGAAAAATGGGACCACATTCAGATCCGCGTGGCGCTGGCCGCCGCTCACTATCACGCTGCACGCTTCACCCGGCAGCGTCGGTTGGCGACGGTCGATCGGGAGGATTTGGCCCAAGACATCCTCCTCGTCATCCTGGAGGCAGGTCCACGCTTCGACGCCACGCGTGCCTCCTGGGCGACCTTCGTGGCCATGCTGGCGCGCCGGGCCGTCATCGATCGGGCTCGGCAGCCCGCCACGCCAGAATGGGTGTCGCTCGATAGCAGTGCTTCGGCAGCGATGCTCGAGCGTCTTGTCGCGCCGGATGCCGACCCCGACCTCGCCGTCGCGTTTCGGCGCGTCGAGGCTGACTTGCCGCCCGCACCGCGCGCGGTGCTACGGCGAATCATCGCGCATCGTGACGTCGCGGCGGCGCGCGACGCCGGCGCGACCTCCCCTGCCACCTTCTATCGCGACCTGCACGACCTGCGCTGCTGGCTTCGCGCGCTCGGTCTACACCCCACTGCGCCAGGATCGATCCGCGCATCGACGCCGATGCCTTCGTGGCCGTGAGAAGGATTTCTCGCAGATCCGTAAATAACAGAGTGAGCCACCACGCGTCGAAGGGAGCCCACACGATGCGCGTCACGTCTGCCGATTTCCCGCAGAACCAACCCATGCTGACCATCGAGGAATTGCTCGATCTCGTGCGCACGGAGAACGGCCTGTGTGACCGCGTCGCCGATGCCACGCCCGGCGACACCATCGTCTACCACATCGGCCTGCTGGCCCGCGATCGCGACAAGATCCTCACCATGGTGATGCCAGACCGCCGTGACGAGCTCGAGATAGTCGCGCGGCGCGCATGGCAGATGGCGGAGGCGGGCCTCGTACACCTGCTGCAGCGTCGCGTTGCCGACGAGTGCTTCGCCTACCTGGTGATCGTCCGCCCCCGGCCACGCAACGCCCGAAGCGCCCTGGCCATGGCCGTGGCGGAGATGCTGCATCGGGAGGCCGCATAATGGACGTCCATCTCGGCAACCGTCCCAACCTGGACGCCGCGCGCCGGATGCCGGTGGCTGACCTCCTGGCGCTGCCGGCCGAGCACCTTGCTCTGCTGCAGGAGGAGGCCCGCAGCATGCTGGATGCCGCCAACCGCATGCGCGACTGGATCGAAGGCGCCATCGCCCTGCGATACGAACCGCGCGCCGTCGGCGCCCGTGTCGCGGCAGGCAAAGACACCGGCACCGTCCGCTTCCAGGATGGCGTGGTGGAGGTCGTCGTCGATCTCCCTAAGCGGGTGGAGTGGGATCAGCCGCGCCTCGCGGCGCTTTCCGAGCAGATTCGCGCTGGTGGCGAGGATCCCGGTCAGTACGTCGAGGTCAGCCTCAAGGTCTCCGAACGCGCCTATACCGCCTGGCCCGAACGCATCCGTCTTGCCTTCGAACCGGCTCGTACGGTGCGCACCGGCAAGCCGAGCTATCGCCTCGCAATCCTGTCTGATGTCGCGATGCGCGACAGCCCGCATGCCGCCGGCAGCATCCCGTCTCAGGGACCCCGCTGATGGCGCTGCGCATCATCACCGCGGACGAGCGTCAGGCTGAGGAGCGCGGCGTCAAGGCCGCCATTCTCGGCAAGCCCGGCATGGGCAAGACCTGGCTGCTCAACACGACCTGCGCCGTAACCACGCTCTTCATGGACCTCGAGGCGGGCGATCTCGCCGTACAGGGCTGGCGGGGCGCTTCCATCCGCCCGCGGACGTGGGAGGAATGTCGCGACCTGGCGCTGTTCCTCGCAGGCCCGAACCCCGCCCTGCGCGACGACCAGCCGTATTCCGCGGCCCAGCATGCGCGCGTGGTTCGGGAGTACGGCGATCCGGCGCGCATGGACCACTACGTCACGCTGTTCATCGACAGCATCACCGTCGCCGGTCGCCTCTGCTTCCAGTGGTGCCGCGGCCAGCCCGAGGCGTTTGCGGAGCGCACCGGCAAGCCTGACGTGCGTGGCGCCTATGGGCTGCATGGGCGCGAGATGATCGCATGGCTCACGCATCTGCAGCATGCGCGCGGCCGCAACGTGATCTTCGTCGGGATCCTCGACGAGAAGCTCGACGACTTTAATCGCCGCGTCTTCAGCCTGCAGATCGAGGGCAGCAAAACCAGCCTCGAACTGCCCGGCATCGTCGATGAGGTGCTGACGCTGGCGGAGATCAAGGACCAGGGCGGGCAGCCGTTCAGGGCGCTGGTCTGCCAGACGCTGAACCCCTGGGGCTATCCGGCGAAGGACCGCAGCGGCCGGCTCGACCTGCTGGAGCCACCGGACCTCGGCCGACTCCTTGCGAAGATTCGCGGCACCGCAGCACCCACCGCGCCGCCACCCGCGCTGCCGGCGCCGCTCATCTCCGCCGCCACCGACACCCCCGCCACCTGACTGGAGGAGAAGCATCATGGCTTCCTGGAACGACTACAACGACGCCCAGTCGAACCCGAACCTGATCCCCAAGGGGACCATCGCCAAGGTACGCCTGACCATCCGCCCCGGCGGCTTCGATGATCCGAGCCAGGGCTGGACCGGCGGCTACGCCACCCGCGGCAGCACCGGTGCCGTCTATCTGAATGGCGAGTTCACCGTACTGGAGGGGCCCTACGCGAAGCGGAAGATCTTCACGCTGATCGGCCTCTACAGCCCGAAGGGGCCGGAATGGGCGGGGATGGGTCGCAGCTTCCTGCGAGGGATGCTGAACTCCGCCCGCGGCATTTCTGACAAGGATGTCTCGCCCCAGGCACAGGCGGCACGCCGCATCGGCGGCTTCGCGGATCTCGATGGTCTCGAGTTCGTGGCGAAGATTGAGCATGGCACCGACGCCGGCGGCGAGACCAAAAACGAAATCCGTATGGCGGTGATGCCGGACCATCGGGATTACGCGCAGGCGATGGGGCGGCAGGCAGCGCCAGCCGGATACGCACCGCCAGCCTATGCCCCGCCGGCACAAGGCTACGCCCCGCCCGCGCACACGGCGCCGCTCGCCGCGCCGGCCATGCACCAGGGCGCCTTCCCGGTCCCCACGCCGCAGCCCGCTCCCGGCAATGATCCCCGCCCCGCCTGGGCGCGCTGAGGGGGGCCGCACCAGCATGATGCTCCGCCCCCGCCAGAAGCTCTTCGTCGAGCGCAGCATTCATGCGCTCGACCAGCACGGCAACACCCTCGGCGTCGCCCCGACCGGCGCCGGCAAGACGATCATGCTGTCGGCGGCGGTGGGTGAGCATATCCATGGCAGTGGCGCGAAGGCCGCTGTCCTCGCCCATCGAGATGAGCTCACGGCGCAGAATCTGGCGAAGTTCCGCCGCGTGAATCCCGGCGTCTCCACCTCGGTGGTGGATGCCGGCCAGAAATCCTGGGGCGGCCAGGTCACCTTCGCCATGGTGCCGACCCTGACGCGCCAGGCCAACCTCGAGGCGATGCCGGCGCTGGACTTGCTGGTGATCGACGAGGCGCATCACGCCGTCGCCGACAGCTATCGTCGCATCATTGATCGCGCCCGCGATCGCAACCCGGACTGCCGCATCTACGGTGTCACCGCCACGCCGAACCGCGGCGACAAGATCGGGCTGCGCCAGGTCTTCTCAAACGTCGCCGACCAGATCCGGCTCGGTGAGCTGATCGCCTCTGGCCACCTGGTCCCGCCGCGTACCTTCATCATTGATGTCGGCGTCCAGGATGAGCTCCGCGCGGTGCGGCGCAGCGGCGACGACTTCGATATGGGCGAGGTCGCCCGCGTCATGGACACCGTGCCGGTCACCGATGCCGTGGTGAAGCACTGGCAAGAGAAGGCCGGCGGCCGCCAGACCGTGGCCTTCTGCTCCACCGTCGCCCACGCCGAGCACGTTGCCGCTGCCTTCAACGCCGCCGGCGTCCCCACCGTCGTGGTGACAGGCGAGATGCCGGAGGGGGAGCGCCGCTCCGTCCTGGACGCCTATGCCAGAGGCGAGGCGCGCATCGTCGTGAATGTCGCGGTGTTGACCGAGGGATGGGACCATCCGCCCACCTCCTGCGTCGTGCTGCTGCGGCCTAGCTCCTTCAAGTGCACCATGATCCAGATGGTCGGCCGCGGGCTGCGCACCGTGGATCCCACGGAGCATTCCCGCATCGTCAAGCGCGACTGCATCGTGCTCGACTTCGGCACCTCCTCACAGATCCACGGCTGCCTGGAGCAGGACGTCGATCTCGATAGCCAGCCCGGCGAGGGCGAGCCGCCCACCAAGACCTGCCCCTCCTGCGAGGCTGAGGTGCCGATCGCGGTGATGGAGTGCCCGATCTGCGGCCACGCCTTCGAGCCCCGCGGGCGCGAGGCGGCGCCGCTCACCGACTTCATCATGACGGAGATCGATCTCCTCCGGCGCTCCGCGTTCCAGTGGTGTGACCTGTTCGGTGACGATGCGGCGCTGCTGGCCAATGGATTCAACGGCTGGGCGGGCATCTTCTTCCTGAACGGGGCCTGGCACGCGGTCGGCGGCGCCAGAGAAGAGCGGCCGCGCCTGCTGTCCATCGGGGAGCGGCTGGTGGCGCTCGCCGCGGCAGATGACTGGCTGAATGCGTATGAGACCGACGAGAGCGCCCACAAGAGCCGGCGCTGGCTGCGCGAGCCGGCGACGGAACGCCAGCTGATCCACCTGCCACCGGAGGCCCGCGCTGATCTCGGCATGACGCGCTACCAGGCATCGGCGCTGCTGACCTTCAAGTTCAACAAGCAGGTGATCCGCAGCCTGGTGCGCAACGCCCAGCCCGCGACGCTGGGCCAGGCTGCATGACCCGCCATGCGCAATCCCGTCCCGCCCTGCGCCATCTGCCGCCGCGCCACGCGCGGGTTTGGCTGGTTCGATCCGACACGGCGGCGGCGGCCACGCCCCACCGCGTCCTTCTGCAGCATGGCCTGTCAGGCACTGTGGACCACCCTTGCTGCGAGGAGCGCACCCGCCGTGGTTGACCTCACTGAACAGGAACAGGCTGCCATCCGCGCCACCATGCGTCCGCTGGGCGAATGCCTGGGGGAGATCGGCTGGCAGACGCGGCTGATCGATCTGACCGAGCCGCAGGTGCTGACGCTGATCGAGGTGGCCGTGGGCGGCTTTCAGGACGCGATGCAGGCCACCGCCCAGCAGGCGAATGCGCCACACCGCCCGCTCACGGCCGCGGACGCGCCCTTCTGATGCTGGACCTCAACAGCCGGAGCCAGACCTCAGGGCACGTCAACGCCGCCATCGATGTGGCGCTGGTCGTCGCCAATCAGGCCACGCCGCCGCGCAGCTACCTGGGCGGCTCTCGCCTCGGCCATGCCTGCGAGCGGGCGCTGCAATTCGAGTTCGTGAAGGCACCGAAGGATGAGGGTGCCGACTTCGATGGCCGGCTGCTGCGCATCTTCGGCATCGGTCACGCCCTGGAGGATGTCGCCGTCGCCTGGCTACGGAGTGCCGGCTTCGAGCTCTACACCCGCCGCGGCGGGGGCGAGCACGGCGAGCAGTTCGGCTTCTCCGTCGCGGGCGGTCACATCCGCGGCCATGTCGATGGTGTCTTCGCCGGCGGCCCCGAGATCCCCGGCATGGCGTTCCCGGCGCTGTGGGAATGCAAGACCATGAACGCCAAGGCCTGGCGCGAGACGTCCAGCAAGGGCGTCGCCGCCGCCAAGCCGATCTACGCAGCGCAGATCGCGGTGTACCAGGCCTATATGGACGCCAGCGTCCCGGGCGTGGCGGACAACCCGGCGCTGTTCACCGCCATCAACAAGGACACGGCTGAGCTGCACCACGAGCTGGTGCCGTTCAACGCCGAGCTGGCGCAGCGGATGTCGGACCGCGGTGTGCGCATCCTGGCTGCGACGGATGCCGGCGAATTGCTGCCCCGAATCGCCGCCCAGGCGGACCATTTCGAGTGCCGCTTCTGCCCATGGGCCAAGCGTTGCTGGGCGCTGCCTGCATGAACGCATGGGGCGACTTCAACGACGCGGCGCCGCTGGCGGAAGACGGCGTGAGCGACATTCCCACCGCTGGGCAGATCGCCATCGATGGACTTCCCGGCGCTGGGCAGTCGATGCTGCCTGCTGGCGGCCATATCTCGCCGGACATCGAGCAGATCGCCGCCTTCCTCGACGTGGTGTTCGGCTATTGCGACGGGCTGATCCCGGTCCGCGGCTTCGTCGACCAGGGCCAGGGGCTCGACACCAAGCCGCACAACATCTGGGTGCCGGCCGATCGGCACGCAGCCGCATCTCTCAGCGCCTACGCCGCCTGGGCCGCGCGCGAAGGCAGTGCCGTCTATGTCATTCCCGGCACTGTCGCCGAGCAGGGTCATGCCCGCGCTGAGCATGTGCTGCAGATGCAGACCGTGGTGGTGGACCTCGACGCCGGCGACGTCGCCGCCAAGCTGGCGCACCTCGTCCATCACTTGGGCGCGCCCACCCTCCTGGTCGAAAGCGGCGGCCGCACCGCCGAGGGCGCCGCCAAGCTGCATGCCTGGTGGCGGCTCACCGAGCCGGCCGAGGGCGTGGATCTGGCCCGTGTCTGCGCGCTGCGCGGGGAGATCGCCGAGAAGGTTGGCGGCGACCTTCACTTCCGCTCCGCGCATCAGCCCATTCGTATGCCCGGCACCGTCCACCAGAAGCATGGCATGCAGCGGCGCGTCATCATTCGGGAGCACCACCCTCGCATCGAGGCCGAGCTCCCCGACTTCGCCGCGGCGGTGGCGGCCATGCCCACCATGCCGGGTCTCACGGGGCCCGCCACCGCTTCTGGCGCCACCCGCCCCAGCCTCGATGCGGTCCTGACCACGCCGGTGCGGGAAAGCGCTCAGGATGCCTGGACCCGCTTCCAGGGCGCCAGCGCCGCCATCGGCCACTTCATCCGCATGGTCCACGAGGGCCGCATAACCGGCGACGAGGGCTGGGAGGCGATCTGCCAGTACAACGCGGCCTGCCTCCGCCCAGCCTGGCCGCTGGACCGCCTCAAGGTCGAGGCGGACAGCATCTGGGCTCTGCATGTCGAACGGAACGGGCCGCCGCTGCTGCGGGTCACGGCAGCGCCACCCAACGCCGTCCCCGCGCACACCCTGGGCGCGCTACTCGACGACACCTCACCGATGCCCGACGATCTGATCGGGCCGCGCGTGCTTACCCCAGGCGGGATGCTGGTGCTCGGCGGCGCGCCGAAGGTCGGCAAATCCGACTTTCTGATCAGCCTGCTGGTGCACGCTGCCGCCGGGTCGCCGTTCCTGCGTTTCACCGTGCCGCGGCCGCTGCGCGTGTTCTATCTCCAGGCCGAGATCCAGTACCACTACCTGCGCGAGCGGCTGCAGCAGCTGCGGCTGGATCGCGCCGTTGTGGCGTGCGCCCGCGACACCCTCGTGGTCACGCCCAAGCTGCGCATGCTGCTTGACGAGCAGGGCGTGCACCTCGTCGCGGCCGCCATCCGCGCCGCATTCCCCAACGCGCCGCCCGACATCATCTGCATCGACCCGATCCGCAACCTCTTTGATGGCGGGCCAGCAGGCGAAGGTGAGAACGACAACAGCGCGATGATGTTCTTCCTGCAGAGCCGCGTGGAGGCGCTGCGCGACGAGGTCGCCCCCGAGGCCGGCATCATCCTCGCCCACCACACGAAGAAGCTCAGCAAGCAGCAGGTGAAGGACGATCCTTTCCTGGCACTGTCCGGCGCCAGCGCGCTGCGCAGCTTCTACACCTCCGGGATGATCCTGTTCCGGCCCGATGAGGAGCAGACCGGGCGCGAACTGCATGTTGAGCTGCGCAACGGTCCCGGCCTGGAGCCGATGCTGGTCCACAAGCGCGGTGGCGCCTGGGTGGAACTCGATCGCCAGGGCGAGCGCGTCGTCAGGAAGGACGGCGGTGCGAAGCTCGATGCAGAGCGCAACCGCAAACGACGTCATCCTGCAGCTGCTGCTCGACGAAGCGGTGGCAGGACGCTTGTTCACGGCAAAGCAGTTCGCCGAGAAGTTCGAGAATAAGGCCGGGCTTGGCGGCAACAGTACCATCCGCGAGCGGATTAATGTGCTCTGCACGAAGGGATACATCAAACTGCTGCGCGACGGCACGCCATTTGGCCTGCCGCGCAGCACCTCCGTTCTTGGCTACCTGGTGGTTGAGGGCATGCAGTTTGGCCCCGGCGTGGAAAGCATCGACCACGAGACAGGGGAGATTACCACCTCGGTCGTTCCTGTTCTCCCCACCCATTTTAAGGCCGAGACGACAGGTGCCGTTCTCGAGGTCGAGAACCCTCTGGTGTGGGTCTATGCCGAGGGAGCAGAGTCATGATGGCCCGCCCCCGCAGCGGTTGGGAAGCTGCCAGAAATGGTCTGGCAACTACCAAGTTGCTGGCCTCAGCAGCTTCCTATTGGCAGCTCTGGCAGCTTCATTCTCCCAATGAATACAGCAGGTTGGAAGCTGCCAGAAGCTGCCAGCCAGCAACTTGCCTTGGCAGCTTCAGCAGCTTCGGAAAAGCCAATCAGTTCAGCAGTTTAGGTAAGCTGCCAAGCTGCCAGGTTTTTCGCCCCCCTACGGGGGGTGTGCGTGCGCGCCTCAAAGGCGCTCGCACACCACACCCCGGGCGACCGGGTTGGGCGCGTGGAGCTCCGCCAAGAACCGCGCCGTCGCCGCCCTCACCAGGATCATCCCCTCTCGGAGACCACCATGGATTTCGCGACTCTCACCATGCCTGCCGCGGATGCAAGCGGCCCGCCCATTGCCCTCCCGCCCGTGATCAGCCTGGCGCACCACACCGTGCTCGCCCTCGATCTCGGCACCACCACCGGCTGGGCTCTGCGGAGCCACGATGGTGGCATCACCTCGGGGACCATGACGTTCCGCCCCAGTCGCTTCGAGGGCGGCGGGATGCGCTTCCTGCGATTCCGCGGATGGCTCGCCGAGGTCGCTGGTCTCTCGGGCGGCGTGGCCCGCATCGTCTTCGAGGAGGTCCGCGCCCATGCCGGCACTGATGCGGCCCACATCTATGGCGGCTTCCTCGGCATGCTGAGCGCCTGGTGCGAGGAGCACGACGTCCCCTACGAGGGCGTCCCGGTCGGCACGATCAAACGCTACGCGACCGGCAAGGGGAATGCTGACAAGGCAAAGATGATCGCCGCCATCCAGGCCCGCGGCTTCGCGCCGGCTGACGACAATGAGGCGGATGCCATTGCGCTGCTGCTCTGGGCGACCAACCCCACTGGAGGCCGCGCATGAGCATGCACGGCGCGCCGCAACCGCCCCGATCCTGCCTCGACCGCGGGACGCGTAGCCCGACCAACGACAGCGAGGTCAATGCCATGCGCGCTGCCGCCTGGCACCGCCATGGCGTCGCCGCCCTGCCTGTGGCCGATATCACCGACGACTGGCTCCGCCAGGCGATCACCAACGAAGCCAACCGGCGCTGGGGGCGCCGCCACGGGGAGAACCACCATGGCCGGTAAGCGCAAGGCGAAGCGCGCAATCGACGATCTGGCGAAGCCCTCGAAGTGGCGGCTGCAGCATGGGGATTTCTCGGAACCCGTCCGCGAGGCGGATCCTGAAACCGGCACGCCCGTGGCGCATCGCCGCGCCGTGGACACGCTGGGGCAGATGCTCCTCAACAGCACCATCACGCCGCAGATGCACGAGGCGGGCTGCATATTCCGCACGCTGTTCCGTTCCGCGGCCCTGGATAGCATCGCCACCACCCAGTTCGTGCGCCTCAGCGGCGTCACGGCGGACACCATGTCGGGCCGGCAGCTCGATGCGCGCCGCCGCGTGGGCAAGGCTCTGGACGCGTTGGGTGGCCACGACAGCCCTGCCGGCTCCTGCGTCTGGTTCATCGTGGGTCTGGAGATGTCGATCCGGGAATGGGCGGCCCGTCGAGGCTGGAGCGGCAGGCCAGTGCCGCAGCCGATTGCGGGCGGAATGCTGGTCGCAGGCCTCGGCATCCTAGCCATGCATTTCGGCCTGACGCCGCGTCAGCAGGCCGCGTGACGCAGCGCACCGCTACTCGGAGCCGAGGACGTAGGCGACGGCCTCGGCGATCATCGTAAGCGGCAAGGCGGGGTGGTGTGCCAGGATGACGTCGCGCACCGCCCTGCTGTCGCTTTCACCCATCCAGGCGAGCGTCTCAGGCGAGCGCCGAGCAGCCCGCGCTGCCGCCAGCGTCGCCCGACTGAGCCACGGATGTTCGGGGCGGAGCTGTTCACCATCGGGCATGGCCGACGATAACGCCCCTATGAGAACAAGACAAGAACATGCTATGAGGCGTGGGAACCGGAAGGAGACGAGCCATGGCCGCTCGAAGGCAGGCACGGGTGCGCCCTGTTGACGGCGCCATTGTTCGACTGATGGCGCTCGCCGCGAAGGGCGTACCTCCGCACCGCATTGCACGGGAGGTCGAGGTGATCGTGGCCGAATGGCTGCGCGCGCCTGACGCCGATCCCATTGAGGCTAAGGGCTGGCTCGACGAACTGCGTGAGCAGATCGTCGTGGGCGTTGCCGACGCCGAGGAGCAGGTGTCTTACGTTGATGCCGGTGAAGCCGCGGCGGTGAAGCAGGCGAGCCTTACCCTGGCTGCGTTGCAGGCGTCGCGCGACGCGGTCGAGCGGGCATCGGCGTCGCTTTGAACCGCGCGGCTGCGCTGTTACAATTCCCCCCATGGCGGCTCGCAAATCGAGGTGGGTATAGTGGGCACACGTCGAGAAGGTGCGTCGAGCGCCGCGGCTCCCGAGCCACTCGCGAACTGATCAGCCACTGTGGCTCTCGATCCGCAGGGTCCTTCCCGCGCATATTGTATGCGGGGGGCGGAAGCGCGCAACATTCCTAGCGCCAGGCTATTTTTCCAGGTTGCCACGGCGCC